ATGACAATTCTGGCCTTTTTGGCTTATCAAACGGCAGCGGGGTTTTCACAATGATGGCGCGCAAACAATACGCCGAGCGGTGGAGTTATTCGGTTGTACACCATTCACAGGAGTGGGATTGCTGGCTAGTCACGGCATACGATGCCGAGCACGACCAAATCGGGGATTCCGACACCTATCACCGCAAGGCTGACGCGGTAGACATGGCGCGAGCATACATCGAATCAAGCCGCTGCGATGTTGCGCACATTTATGCAAAGGACGGGCGGCTACTGAACTGCATCGCATATCGCCCGGAACGGGGCAAAATCTGCTAAACGTGCGCCAATCAATGCCCATCAATGGTGGGCATTTGTGGGCATACGCTCAAAATCAAACAAACAACCGGAGTGATTAGTTATGGCAAAGCCAAATGGTTTTATATTCTATCGGGGCGCATCTGTTTTAGATGGTGCGCCGATCGTCGGGATTGCTACCCTATCGAGCAGCAACATTAAAACCGGGCCGAATGGTCGCGGGAACATGGTGCAAACGTGGATACTCCGCGCGGATGTTAATCCGATGCACGCAAGCAAAAACAAGCTTGACGCATCTATTTGCGGATCATGTCCGCACCGCCATAGTTTAGGTGGCGCGTGCTATGTCAACATCGGGCAAGCTCCGCTCGGCATTTATCGCGCATTTGAGCGCGGCAATTATCCGGACTATTCAGATAACCCGGAAGCGATCGCGGCAGCATTACATGGTCGATCGGTACGCATGGGCGCATATGGTGATCCGGCTGCTATCCCGGTGCCAGTGTGGGAAAGCTTGTTAGTCGCGGCCGATGGCTGGACTGGCTACACCCACCAGTCCCGGCATCCCAATTTTGACGCGGCGTTGCTGCGCTATTGCATGGCTTCGGCCGATACCCCAAAGCAAGCACAAAAGCTAAATGACATGGGCGCGCGCACGTTCCGGGTCAAAACCGAATCAGCGCCGATGCTACCCGGTGAGATCGAGTGCCTATCCGATGCGAAGGGTATCAAGTGTATTGATTGCGGGCTATGTAACGGCCGCGACAATGCCGCGCCGAACATCGTGATAAACGTACACGGATCACGTTCCACTAACTTTGAACGCGCTTTGGGTGGCGCTCAGTTAATCGCGGTCGGTTGATCCGATTCGCAAACATTGGTAAACTTTCAAAACATCAACAAAACAGGAGAAACTATGTCTACTTACACTCAACAATACGTTTCAAAATGTGCGCCTTGGCTCTCTAAATCAGAGGCCGAAGCGGTATACCAAGCTATCCTAGATACTAGCTGGGATACCAAATCAGTCTACGAAGTCGAAGTAATCGCAGTGGCGCGGGATATGTTCCCGTATATTGAGGAACGCAAGCCAGCGCCCATATCAGACGAAACTCAAAAGCAATTGACGGCCATTCGGCTGCGGGAAGCTATCGCCGGGCTGGCATCTGCCGACCGTTGGCTGTCAAAGATCCGCAACGGTTCCGATGGCATCGCTATGGCCCGCCGTGATATTGCAATGATTATTGAATCTCTGGGGGGCGCCGAAAATGGTAGTTGATCTATCGCTAGTGTCAGAGATTGCAGAGCGCCGCGAGCGTTTGAAGGCGCAACACATGGAAGCGCTGAAGAAGCTACAAGCGGCGATTGAGGCGGGAAGCCATGCCGACGAAGGCCATTACCGAGGGCTAGAGTTTGGCTTGGATTGCGGCCTGATACATTTGGATTTTATTTACGATCTAGCAAAAAAGGGGGAATGACATGGGCATTTCAACACTTTATGACCGCGTTCATGTATTTGCGACTGAGCTTGACTCAGAGTGGGCGACGATTGACGCGGAGATACACTACCGCATAAACGCAGGGGACGGCGACGCGGAACCCCAAACCTTTGAACTTGAGAAGGTCACAACGCGCATTGCAGGCGCTGAGACGCCGGTAAACATAACGCCTTTGATTAACTTTGATTACATCATGGATTTAATCGAGGAGGACGCCAGCAACGCTGACACCTTTGCGGGGGATTACTGATGCTGCGCTATTGCGAACTGTGCGAAGAGGTTTTTTTTGACAACGGCTTTGATTTAGTTCAAGCCAGCGACCATATAGAAAATGGCCCAAATGAGGTTTGGTGTTTGCATTGCTTGGAGAAACAAAAAACCAAACCGGATAGCGATAATGTTTAGCGAGAGAACGGGCGACCTGTTGATGGCAGCGTCCGCGACGATTGGGGCCGTGATAATCATCGCGGCTCTTTTCTTGCTACTGCTGGCGGCGTAAACTCATGCGGTTAGTTCATGGGGGCAGTACGGTGAAAAGACCATTTTGGCAAATGGAGGGATATTCTTCCGACGATGCGAAGATTGCGCTACAGGCGGCGGAGTCAATGGCTTTTAGATTTGGCGAGGACATGGCGATTATGGGCGATCTCAGCGTGATTCGCTTGGCTGATGCCGATGAACCGCCATTGGAAATAGTCCGATGCCCTGAAGTGTTTAAGAAAAAGCAAAAAGAGTATTAGACCTCAAACAACCTTTATTAGTATTATTAGATTGTCCAAGGGCCGCACTCCTGCCCTGTTTGAGCCGGTCGGCAGCGCCCCGGTGGACGGAATCGCTGCCTCCCGATTGACTCAGAACGGCCAGCTTAAGCTAGCCTCTCCCTGACCCATAGCGAATATCACTAAAGACACCGCTAGAACGACCGACAAGGGCAGGACGTACTCAGGTACGTCATACCACGGGTCGCGATCATCGTTCATTCTGGGGCTTCTGGGGGCGTCTCAGGCACGCCAGTCAAATGACCGTTAATTGATGAGCGCAGGCAAAACGGCTTGCCTTTTGAGTCCATCATGTAACGGATTCCCTGATCCTCTAGGGTTCGCTTGAGCTTTGGCGTAGTGAACGCCTTGAAAATATCAAACAGCTCTCGGTAATAGATGTATTCAGGATCTCTCATCTTTCCCCCTTACCACGGAATATCGTCATGGTCAGATTTAGCGGGCGCCTTTTCCTGAGCTTCAGGCTTCCACGTATCACGCTCAGCGTACAACTTACCGCCTTGTGACTCTTTGATGTCGATGTTGATCCACTCGGCGCTAGGGTCGGCCTTTACAGCACTGCCAATCCACGCCTTAAATTCATCTAGCTTGATGGACATCTTGGCCTTTACCCAATCGGGTGCGTTTTCGTGTGGCTTCTTGATAATCATGCCCTTCACGAAGTCTTTTTCTGTTTCGGTGTTCATGCTGCCTCCTTTCTGGCTTGGTAGAACTCATCGGATTTGAGGAATGCTCGCTCCTCGGTCGTAAAGATGCCGCCCTTACTCGGGGCGACCCATAGTGCCTCCTTGATTGTGTTATCAATTTCATCCCACGCCTCAGCTACGGCGTGAATATCCCCGCTAGCGATGTTCATCTTGATATACGCCACAGAGTCGAGGTTCTCCCTAACCGCTTCGTTATGCTTAAGGATAGGCTCCATTGCATCCTTCGCAGAGCCGTGAGCGATCGCGTTCGACACTTCATCTGCGCTGGCAATCTCACTACCGCCAAGGCCCAAGAACGCTAGCGCCCTGCCGACCGCTGAGGTCTCGGCATTTTCAAGGGCTGAGGTTTTGTTGATCTTGCCGTATGCCCTGTTCTCTTCAGCGTAACCAGTGGCCCTGACACGACCGTCAGAGTCCTTTATGGTGGCCCGCATGACGACCATTGAATCTTCTGCTGCAACTAGGTCAGTCTCAATCGACCATCCCTGATGTGCATCACTAACCCGAAAGTCATCAATTCTTCTCGCTACCGTGAGGTAGATTTTGCCGTGGATATTAACTTCACCCCTGTCTTTGTTTGCCATAGTTTGGCACTCCTTTGTTTACCCATGCTCAGGTTACTACCATAACGCAATGTCTGCAACACTTTAAAAGAATAAAAAACCTTGCAATGTTATTGACAACGATTCCGTGGTGAATCAAAGTGCTCGGTTCCATCAACACAAAGAGGAGATGCTTGTGCCCGACTTCAAACAAGGGTCATTCAGGGGTGGCAGTAATCGGGAAAGCCCAGCAGAGACAATCAACAAACTCTCAAGCCTAGATAAGTTCAAGCGGGTGAAGGCCAATGAATACGTAGCCTGCTGCCCAGCTCACGACGATAACAGCCCGAGCCTGTCGATCACCGAGGCCAGCGACAAGATCCTTGTCCACTGCTTCTCTGGGTGCTCTCAGGAAGAGGTGCTGGATGCTTTGAAGGCGCGAGGGATGTGGACGGAAAAAGATGACCGCTGGGTACAGAAAACGTGGTCAACTGATGAACTGGACTACATGATGCATTGGTGCTTGTGTTACCACGGCGCCGTCAGACGGGGGGAAAAACTAAAAGATATGGATCCAAATAAACTAGATCGTTACGTCACGCTGTTGAGTGATTTTTCTCCAAAGCGGTACGAGATTGTGGAGGAGGACGCGCACCGTGGATAAGACACAAGACGAGTTAGACGAAAAGATTAAAGCGGTATATTCAAAATCAGACGAGGAGTTATATCAGGAGATGTCACAGCAGCTTCGATCAGGAACGGAGTCAGACACAAACGTCAGGCCAATCATCAGCTCTTTGGCCCGACTTCATCAAGCCGCAACCAACCACCGAATTAAGGAGTTAGAGGAGCGCATCGCCAAGGAGCGCGAGGTTATCCCAAATATGGTCACGACCGGCACTGTAACGCTGGTTTACGCACCATCGGGGGCAGGCAAGACCGTCTGGATTCTGGGCAGTCTGTTCCAGTCCATCACCAAAAACCTGATACGAGGCTCTGATGTCATCTATTTCAACGAGGATGATGGCGCTAAAGGCGTACTCCAGAAGGCCAAGATGGGCCAGAAGTACGGCATGACCATGATTACCCTAGCCAATTCAGGCGACCCCATGCTCCGCACCACCAATGATGCGCTACATTTGCTCGATATGATTCGGATCGAGGGTCAGGCGGAGGGCAAGATCATCATCTGCGACACCCTGAAGAAGTTTGCGCCAGTCTTAAACAAGGGCGATATGCGGGATATTCTTCATGTTTTCCGCCAGTTTGCGGCCGCTGGCGGCACTGTGATCCTTTTAGGTCACTGCAATAAGCACCGATCCTTAGACGGAAAGCTGATCTACGAGGGCGTTGGCGATCTCAAGGCGGACGTAGACAATATGTACGGCTTAGATCCACTCAATGACAAGTATTCAGACTGGCAAGAGCTACTGGTAATCAACGAGAAGGATCGCAGTCAGGTCAGTTTCGAGGGTGGCTTCAAGTATCGCCAAACCGGAGCGCTTACTAACTACGAGGAATCTGTGGACTCTGTGCAGTTTCTAGGCCCAGAGGACATATCAGACCTCAAGGCCCGCCAAAGGGCTCAGATCAACGTAGGAAAGGCGCTAGCGAAATACGAGGATGAGTTCTGCTTCCTGCAAAGCGTCATGTCAGACGGCATGACACGCTCTCAGAAGGAGCTTATGAGCCTTTTGCATGACGAAGAGGTCAACCCCAACGGCTGTTCGCCAAAGACGCTACGAACCTGTATCGACCTTTTGCGCGGCATCCATCTAAAAGTGGAGCGCAGAGGGACTTATGGGGCCAAATACTTCCGCTGGGAGACCGAATAGTCAGGATGCCCAGAATGCCCAGAATGCCCAGAATGCCTCTAATGCCCATGTTTTAGGGGGCGGGGTACGTCAGGGGGGGGTTTTTCTTGGGCATCATCGGCAAACTGGGCAAACTGGGCAACGTGGGCAAAGTCATGAAATTAAAGGAGAAATTATGAATCCGATGGATAAACAGGTTGGCGGGAGCCATTACAAGGACTTTAAGGTTCAGCCGCTGGAGTATGCGCTCGACAATGGATTGGGGATCTGCGAACACGCAGTCATCAAATACATTAGTCGGTGGAATCACCCCACTGGCGGAGGCATAAAGGACTTGCAAAAGGCCGCGCATTACATTGAAATTCTTATGGAACGAGCAGGACACACGAATCCTTATGAGTGAACAAGTCAATGATCGGCTGCTAGAGCTATTCGTATCGCAAAAATATCACTGGAAATCGCTGATGCCATCTCAACAAAGAGCTATTGCGGTTGAGCTGCTTAGGCGTCGGTGCGTAGAAAAAAAGCTATACGAGTTCATCGAAGCGCACGTAGAAGAAAAAGAGGCGTGGAAACAATATCGCCAGCTTTTACTAGAAGAAAGGAGCAAACACCCTTAGACTTGCGCCGATTGTAACCATACTGGGGGACGTATGGAACATCCGTTACTAGAGTTTTGCAGCACAGAAAAACAATACAACGTTATATATTTAACGACAGTCGAAGGGCTGTCTCAGCGGGACATCGCCCAGAAGCTTGATATGTCTCGCAGCGCTGTTAGAGATCACATATCAGCTGTTAAAGAAAAAGCGGCAAGGCGTGGATACAGCCCAAACCATGACTGGAAAAACCCAGTACCTGACGGGCATAAGATCAAAGGCGTATCAACCTTTTACGACGAATCTGGTTTGCCAGTGCGTCAGTGGGTTAAGTCTCAAACAGACGAGCAGCGACAGTTTGAAATACTGGTAGAGCGTTTAGAGAATGCTCAATCCGGTCTCCCCAAATTCAAAGTTACTGCAGCACCTAAAAGTTGCGACAAAAACCTGCTTGCATTGCTGACTATCACTGACTTTCACCTTGGCATGTACGCTTACGAAGCTGAAACTGGCGATGATTGGGATGTAAGTATAGCTCGGGATGTATTCCTAAACTCAATCAACGACATGATTAAAGCTGCGCCGAAGGCGGAAACCGGAATGTTGTGCCAGCTTGGAGACTTTCTCCATTGGGATGGCATCCTCAGTGTAACCCCGCAGTCCGGGCATATACTGGATGCTGACACTCGGTACGGAAAGCTCGTTGATCTGTCTATGTCCGTAATGACAGAGGCAGTAAACATGATGCTCAAGAAATTTAACAAAGTTGTCGTTGTATCTGCCGAGGGAAACCATGACATTTCTGGCAGCATCTGGTTAAGAAAACACCTCAAGCACCTGTTCGATAACGAGCCACGGCTAACGATTATCGACAATGACTTCCCTTACTACGCCTACCTGCACGGCGAAACCATGCTGGCGTTTCACCACGGCCACAAGGTAAAGCTAGCTAACCTACATAAACTATTTGCTAGTGAGCCACGATTCAGGGAAATGTGGGGCAAGGCTAACTACACCTATATCCATACCGGACACTATCACCATGAGCGCGTGATAGAGGACGGTGGCGCTATTGCCGAAATGCATCCGACACTTAGCGGCAGAGACGCCTATGCGGCCCGTGGAGGCTGGGTATCAAAACGTGGGGCCAAGGTCATTACCTACGATAAAAACGCAGGAGAGGTCGCTAGGATAACCGTAAGGCCACGCACATGATTCCGATCATTGGCGTCAAGCTACCAGTCGGCAGCGCTGTCCTGCT